CATTATACAGCACAATTAACGTGTTATTTGTTGATGAATTGATAGATAGCGGAATGGACACCAATGGTGTCGAATCATCACTTGCTGTTCTTAAGAAGATGGCAAGAGATGGAAATAGAAGTGTGTATTTGATTTCACACAAAGACGAATTGCAAGGGCGTGTTGAAAGCGTTCTAAATGTAATAAAAGAGAATGGTTTTACAAGTTTTTCTCATGAAGAGGAAACTACCACCACAATATAGGAGTAATATATGAGTACTAATGCAGAAATTATGGAAGCAATGGAAACATATCAGGCAGAGAATGCCAAGTTTGAAGAAAAAGGCGTTAAAGCCTCGGCGGCTCGTGCCAGAAAAGCACTAGGCGATATCGGAAAACTTACAAAGGTACGTAGAAAAGAAATCCAAGAAAAAAAGAACAATATGTAAAAATGATTTGTATAGAAAGTTATATTCCAAAATTCTTAGATATGCTTTATGATAAAGAGATTGCAAAGCATCTCACTATCGAAGAAGTGCGGGATGCATTTCATACAAATCAAATTGAAAGTAAAAAACAAGCAAGTCTAGCCTTTGAGGCAGTCAGCGGTAATGCAAATAAAGTTTTGTATATCGGCTCTTGGCTAGGCTTTCTTACTCGTGTGTTGGTTGAAAAATATCCATCTATAAACTTCTACGAAGTTGACATGGACACACGATGCAAAGAAGTAAGTGGCAGATTCAATTACACATTTAAGAATTATCTAGGACATCAAAGTGCAAACATTGAGGATAAAAACTTCAATATGTGGCATGAATTTGATACTATCATTAATCTTAGTTGTGAACACATGTCTACAAATTGGTATCATAAAGTTGCATCAGGAACACAACTTATTATACAAAGTAATAACCTCGTAATTGACGACCATATAAACAATTGCGAATCACTAGATGATTTCAAAAGCAAATATCCTCTCAGTAAGATACATTACGACACTACATTAGAACTTAACGTGTTCAATAGATTTACGTTGTCTGGTGTAAAATAACGAATCATAAATACTGGTATGAGTATATTTGTTATTATATTGCTAGGATTTATTTGGTATCAATTCATCAGTGTAATTGGTCTATCTATTGGATTGCATAGATATTTTGCACATAATCAGTTTAAATTTAAATATCTTTCTTCGTTTTGGGAGACATTGGTTTTATTTTTATCGTTGTTAGCAGGTTCACGTAGTCCACTAGGATGGATTGGCGCACATAGAATTCACCATAGATATTCTGATACTGAAAAAGACCCACATAGTCCATTACATATAGGATTTTTTAATGTACTATTCAGTAGTTGGAAAGTGAAAAAGATTCCTATAAAATACGTTAGGGATTTATATGAAAATAAAAGAGTTATGTTTTTTCATAGACATTGGAAAAAGATATGGGGAATTACAGGAATAATTTCTCTACTGATATCATCAGAATTCTTTCTTATATTTGTAGTTTCTCCTTTCATATTTGGATGGTTAAGTTTTGGTATATTTAACGCACTAGGCCACAAAGATGGAAAGCCAGTAACTAATAGATTTATAAATCTTTTATCTGGCGGAGAAGGACCACACGATGTTCATCATAGTAATAGTAAACAGATAAGATTAAGTAAGTACGATATATCAGGAATTATAATTGAAAAGTGTTTAAAATAGTAGAAGAAGCGCCACCTCAATGGTTACTTGATGACATAGCAGGCGGCAATGATAAACTAAAAGACAATTATACATTAGAAAATATAAAGTTACAAGAAATGATATGTTTCTGTATGTTGATGTATAATGATGATATAGTTGGGTTCAGTGGATTACAACGTAAGCCATTAGCACCAGAGCCTTTTGGTGATTGGGAAGACAACACACCAAGGGTTAATTCACGTTGTTATATAGCACCAAAGTTTAGACAATATAAAATAAGAGGCGATAGAATTCGTTATCCATGGAAATATCTAGCACCATATCAGATTAGAATGGCAGATAAAATGGGTTACAATAAGTTATTCTGGTCAACAGAACTATATAAACGTCAAGGAAAAACCATGGACTTGACAATCGAATACGCAAAAGAATATTTGCCAGAGAACTGGCACTACAACAGATTAGAAGGTTATAGAGATATAAATGGAGTTGAACAAGAAGTATGCGAGATATTAAAATCATAGATAACATTCATACAAAAGAAGAATTTATAAAAGAATTAGAAAAGTATGGAACAGTTAACAGAGATATAGACTTACCAGTCATTACAAGTAAAGAGACTAAAGAAGTCACTGAACAAATTTGGCACCAAGATGGTTTACAAATAGAAAACCAACCACAGTACCAAGCACTATGGTGTTCACATGCTGAAGAAGAATGTCCATCTACCCAGTATGTTTCTACAAGAATATCAGAAGAAGAGGCTCTAAAGCACATTGATGTCATAGAGGGTTATGAATTCAAAGAAGCAATAGATGATGGATTGTTTTATAGATTTGAAAAAGAATCACATAAAAGATATTATTTAAAAAAGATTTACAAAGGTAAAAGACCAATCATTCTACAAGATGATATAGGTTATTACACTAGATGGTGTCCAATGTCATCATATAAAAACGAATCATTAGAAGAAGCAGTCTTTAAAAATGAAATACAAGAAATAGAGTGGATATCTGGTAGAGTTGTGATATCAAACAACATCGCAACATTACATAGAAGAACTCCAAACAAGAATGTGGCGGGAACAAGAAATCTTTATAGAGCATATGTACACATATAAAAAAACTTAAAAAAACTTAAAAAAAACTTAAAAAACGCTTGACTTTGGGTTGTCAGTATGTTAGTATATTATAATCAACGGGTGCCTATGTCTCCTCTAAACCTCTCTCATCGACACTGGTACTTGTTGCTTACTCTCGTAATGGAGAGTGGTGGGTTAGACCTTAACGTACCACCATAAAAAGCACAAAAAGGAAATGTAAGGCGGAAAACCCGGTAGCAGAAATGTTACTGGGTTTTTCTTTTACCTAAATAGTTATATCTTAGAGGAGTTAAATGATGTCACCCCAATCAATTGAAAGAGTAAAATGGCTCGCTACATTTATGTTCGTGTGTGCGGGAACATTGATATCTTTAAACTTACCACAATCTAAGTACGCATTCCCATTATTTGCATCAGGACATATAATTGCTATCTACGTCTTTACAATACTTAAAGACAAGCCGTTAATAGTACAAAATATATTTTTCTTATGTATTGATGTGATAGGAATATATCAGTGGGTATTAGCGCCTATATTTTTTCTTTAACGCTGTTTAGATACTCAGTAAGAATTTTCGAACTTCCTACTCGTACATTGATAATACCATTATAGTACTCATCTGTTTCAAGCACTCTACGGTCAAACTGTTCTTTGGCTTCTACGTAACTTAATGCGCCACGACTCGGGCAATAATGTAGAATCTCACGGGAAAATTTATCGGGACCTAATTTTTTTACGTCCGCATTCAAATGGTCAGAAGAACCCCAATAAGTTCTCCAATCACTTTCTTTATAACCACGTCTCTTGTTCTTTCTTCCTTTAAGAGGCGGTTTAGTGGTTTTAAATCTTGCTAACTTCTTACCTATATATTTTCTATCATTCGTAAGGTTCGTAATAAGATATACAAATCCCTCAACATTCTCAGGTAATTCAATTACAACTTCATTGTTATATGTCCATTCACTCATGGTGTTCTCATTTTAATAGGTCTAAAGACCTAATATCTTCGGAAATTTCTTTTCGTTCCACTCAAAGAACATTTCCTTGATATTTCTTTTTTCCATTTAATATTATTTATTTTAATTACTTGTTCGGTTTGGAAGACACAATTGCCCATCCACTGGGCAACTGCTAATGAAACTTGTTCTTGCTCATCAGATTCTATGTCTAAGTTAGCCACTAGCAATGGCGAGGTCGGTTGACGATTCCCTCATAACTTAGTATTGCGTCTTTCGACTCAACGGCACTTTGAATAATCCACATAGAATAAAATATCATCAAAGTTGGTAGTGTTTTTAACCTACCAGCGGTTTGTACATTTCTGTACAGTAAATACTAGTCATTCGATACCTTTAGAGTAACGAATGTTAAAATACGAAATAAAATGTGTGGTTAACGAGAAGCAGTGTCGGATTTCACCCAACTTATCCGAACGTATGTATAATATACGCCCTCAATCCCGAGTCGGCATCCCGACTAACAGTTCCACTATGTATTGTTTTATTGTAATCATTATTAGCCTTTGGGGATTTATATTAGAATTAAAAATTGTTTTTGAATCGATTTGTATTAGTTATGTTGAACATACTAACATAGTGGAAAAGGGATGTCAACCCTTTTTGTAACTTTTTTTGTATTTTTTTATAAAATAGGTGTTCCAGCGTTTTTACTGAGTTCAAAGTTCTCAGAAACAATCTCATTTAGATATCTGATATGGTTTGCAGGCATGTTGTGCAGTTCAGATATACTGACGCCCCCTCTCATATACCAGGTTAGTTTATACAGTGATTTGTGTAGAGTGTCAAGTGATTTATTATAAGACTCTTGTTTCTCTAATATTTCGGCTTCGCCGGCAGTCTTCAGCCAGCGGAGGAAAAATTTACAGGATTCATATCAAACACAACTTCTTCTTTGTGTTCACATGCCTCACAAGTAAATTCAAATTTCGAAATTTCAGATAAGTTTGGCACAACACTATTAACAGTGTCGTTTACTTTTTTCACAATATTTGCTGGTACATTATCCATGAATTCGGTGATAGAGTCTGAATCAATCACAACTGTATCGGGTGTTTCTATTCTGTCAATCGCACTAATTAGTAAATCTACGTTCTGTTTTGATACTTTTCTGAAACTGATGGCAAATTGTCTTGCCATCTCCAGTTCTTCACGGTCATCCTCTGGATTTTCCTGGGCGGCTGTAATAGATGACAATATTCTAGCCTGCTCAACTTCCATCAGTGCTACTCTAGTTAGACTGTCTAATTTCGGTGGAGTTACAAAAATTTTAAGGTCTTCATATTCAATTGGCGGAATATCACTGATATCTGGAAACTTTTCCAGAATGTGATTTATGTCTATGTTATAATCGGCTTGCTCTTTACAGTTCGAACAACTGTGGGTGTGTTGGATTTCTTTGCCATATGTTGCGTATTTGATTGCTAAGAAAATTAGTTCCGCATCAACATTACATAAGTTTCTTGGATTTGGTATGGCAGGCACACAACTTTTAATAAGATTGATTAAAGCCTCTCCGTTTAATAATTCGTCAGGATTTTGCATTGATATTTCATCAATAGCAGTCATCGGAAGTATAGGCAACTCGTCCAATACAGTTTTGTCTATTTCTGGATTAAATCTGCCACCAGTCGGAATTTGTACATATATTCCCGGTTTACGAAAATATTTGGATAATGGGTTCTCATTGGTGTTCATTTGTTTGTCCTTTGATAAATACAGTATAATAAGGTTAGTAATTAAGTATATACATAATTATTTATCTTCAACAATAACTACGAAGTTTTTATAACTATTTTAGAGGGATTTCATGGCAGACGAACAAGATGTTTTTATTTCGGGAATAAGCGGCAGTATCCAGCAATGGAGTACAGAGGCGACAGCAATGAAAATGGAAGCAATATTAAGTAAGATTTCCGCTTCAAACTCGGCAATGACGCAACTTCTCACTGCGATAAAGAATGGCGAGGGCATGACACAGAAGCAGTTGTCTCAGGCAGTAAATGCTACAAAAACTCAGACAAAAGCAACAAATAGAGCCTCTAAAAAAGAATCACAAGATACCACAAGAACTCATGGTTTATTGAAAGGGCTTTCTCAAACTTTCAAAGATGGATGGAATGGTTCGACTAGTGGTATTATTGACCAAATGAGAAAGAGTCAACTTGAAGCATCTAGGCTAGAAAGAGACACACAGGTATTACTAAAGGCGGGCATGTCGAGGGAAGATGCGGCAGCAACAATAAAAACTGAAGCAAGACAAAAAAGCCAGTCAGACTTTTTCAAAAAAGCGGCGACAGGAATTATCGGTTTAGCAGCCGCAGCCGAAGAGGCAACTATGGCTGGATTTGAAGAAAGATTTGACATGGCATCAGAAATTAGGCAGAGTGGTTTAATGTCAGGACTAGAAAACGCAAACACGGGTTTCATATCTATTGCACAAACAATCAGTGAAACTGGATTTACCTTTGGACAAGCGGCTGAATTTACTCAAAAGTTTTCAGAAGCAGTCGGAGTTAAAGGTGTAAAGGGTACACTAGATTTTGTTAACCAAATGGCAAGAGGACCAGGTGGCATAATGGAACAATTCAATATGGAATTTGGTCAGGTTGCCCACATCGCTGGAGAATATATCGACTCACTAAGAATAGGTGGACAACTACGAAATAGAGATGAAGCACAAATGAGAATAGGCATGGATGGTTTCATGTCTACTGTCACAGCCACCTCAAATGTGTTAAAAGTTTCAATGACTGAAGCGGCAACGATATTAAAGAACAGTTTGTCTGATGAACAAAGTGGTATGTTAGCAACTCTTCCAAAAGAAATGAGAATGGCCGTCGAAGATACTGCAAGGATGGCAGGCGGAATGGACAATCCAATAATGAAACTAATAGCCGTAAGATTGTCAGCAGGTGAAGGCAATTTCATGCAAACTCAAGAATTTCAGGAGGCGGCTGGCACAATGGGTGGACAGAAACTGATAGAATTTGCTAATGAGGCATCAAAGGTATTAGAATTAGAGGGCCGAGATGCATTTCGAACGTATATAGCAAACGAAGGAGTACAATTCAGTAAAGATTTAATAGCACTCTTTAGTGACCCAGCGAATAAGGCAGTTGGAATAGCGAGTGGTGATATAGGAATGATTGGTCGAACGGCAGAAGGTTTGCAAAACCTCGAGGCAATGGATGCTGGTGAAAGAAAAGGTACACTGGAAGATGACACAATGATAGAGAACAGAGACCAAAAACTTCAAGCAGAAGTCAGCAAAGAGTTATCAATTAATACCCTAATGCCTGGATTTATCGAAAATGTAAAAGATTTAACAAATACAAATAGACGATTTGCGGAACAAGCGGCTAAAACAATCATTGCAAATGCAAATATTATTGATGGAATGAACAATGCGGCAACACAGACTAAACAGACAGTTGTTGGCCTTGGAACAATTGCCATGAAGATTTTGAATATTCCTTCCATTCTTGGTGATAGTATTGGCAGTATTTTCGGAACTAACGTATTCAGTAATGATAGCAAAAGTGTAATGGACTTCACATCTTTGGATGATGGTGGTGGTCTTCGTACAATAAGTAACAACCAAAATAAACAATTTGCGTCTTATTCACAAGATATGATAAAAGAAATTAAGAACAACACAGAAGCCGATATTGCGGAGAGAAGAGCGGCAGCGGACCAACTTAAAGCAACGTTGGTATCACTTCAAATGGCTAATGTAAAAGACCCGAATACTGAAGATGATATCAGAACAACACAAACAAGATTGATGGCTTCTCTGAATGCACTTATTAGTGAATTGAAAGGTAATTAATAGATAAGATGGTTGACAATGAACACGGAATATGTTAATATAAATAAAAGAACTAGGAATAGATTATGACTTGGAAAAAGTACTTTAAAACTTACGACGGAATGCCTCGCCGAACAGAGACAGGACCAGCATCGAATAATGCTTCTAGTTCAAAATATAGCAGTTGGCTACCAGAAGTCTATATGGGACAACCCAATAGAGCCCAAAGATATGGGCAATATGACCAAATGGACATGGATTCAGAGGTTAATGCGGCATTAGATACGATTGCTGAGTTTTCTACCTTGTTTAGTGAAACTACTAAACTACCATTTAACATTCAATACAATGACGACCCATCGTTTACTGAAAACGAAGTTCTTCAAAAATCACTACGTCAGTGGTGTTCAATGAATAAAATGAACAAACGTATTTTTAGAATTTTTAGAAATACAGTTAAATATGGTGACCAATTATTCGTTAGAGACCCAGAAACATATAAATTATACTGGGTAAATCCAGCAAAAGTTGAAAAAGTTGTTGTAAATGAAGGCAAAGGTAAAAAGATTGAAGCATATTATATTAAAGATTTAGACATCAATATGCAAAGTCTTAACATTACAGCAGACACAGTTAAACTATCACAGACGGGCCATCAAAAGATGGGTATTCCTACTTCGACTGCTGGTATGCAACAAAGTTATTCTTCTGGTTCTCCAGAAGGCTCACGTTTCGCACATGATGTTACTACAACAGCAATTGATGCCAAACATGTTATTCACGTATCTCTAAGTGAAGGTATCGACCAATACTGGCCTTTCGGCACAAGTATGCTTGAGCCTGTATTTAAAGTATATAAACAAAAAGAATTACTAGAAGACTCTATTATTATCTATCGTGTTCAAAGAGCGCCAGAACGTAGAGTATTTTATATTGACGTTGGTGATATGCCAACTCATAAAGCACGTCAACACTTAGAACGTATTAAGAATGAAATTCATCAACGTAGAATCCCATCTAAAACTGGTGGTGGTGCTAACGTTGTTGATAGTGCGTACAATCCACTATCAATTATGGAAGATTACTTCTTTGCTCAAACGGCTGAAGGTCGTGGTTCTAAAGTTGAAACACTTCCAGGTGGTGAAAACTTAGGTCAAATTGATGACTTGAAGTTCTTTAATGATAAACTATTAAGAGGTTTGCGTGTCCCACCAAGTTACTTGGGTGGTATGGATGCAAATGGTTCTGCATTTAACGATGGTAGAACTGGCACAGCAATGATACAAGAGTTTAGATTTACAAAATACTGTGAAAGACTACAACAACTTATTGTTGAAGAATTAGATAAAGAGTTTAAGATGTTCTTAAAACATCGTGGTGTTTTAATTGAAAGCAGTTCTTTCGACTTATCATTTAATGTTGTTCAGAACTTCGGTAAGTATCGTCAAGCAGAAGTAGACCAAGTAGCAATGAATGTGTTTACGAGTGTCGAAGGCGCAGATTACATCAGTAAGCGTTTTGCAATGAAACGTTTCTTAGGATTATCTGAAGAAGAAATCTTAGAAAACTCGATGTTATGGAAAGAAGAACGTGATGTTGAAGACCCACTTCAAGGAAGTGAAGATGGTCTTAAAGGTGTTGGAGCATCTCCAGGACCTTCAGGCGGTGACTTTGATGATAGCGATTTTGACGCAGATGACTTAGATGACGAAATTACTGACGATTCAGTAATTTCTGGTGATGAGAATGCCGAACCAGAAACTGACGAGAATGTATAAATACTAGTATGAAATATATTGAAATAAATGAAAACTATTCGCCAGAAGAAGACGAGTTTACTGCTATTGATTTAGAAGACACTCGTAAAATTCGCTTGACCCTTGAGCATCTTTCTAAACTTAGAAAGATAAGAGAGTACAGGAAGTTTCAGAAAGCGTCTGAGAACGAACAAGTTCAGAAGCAATACGGCGGTTCTTCAGATGAAGCACCTGCTGGCGGCGGCGCACTCGACTTATAACGTTGTAAATTTCATTATTAAGTATAGTTTTAAATAATATTAAAACTTACTAAATATCTTAAGTTCGGTGAGAAAACCGAAAAAAATGCTCGTTTCCGAGTATTTTCCCAATATCCCGACATAATCCCTATAAATACTTGTGTATGAAACTCACTTTGTGGCAAATTGGCGCATTGCTTGTTTCTATAACCCTGCCGCAATTGTAGTGGCTATTAAAAGATTATTAAGGAGACTTATAATGTCAAGAAGTACACTAGAACAAGTGCTAGAATTGTTAATCAACGAAGAGACTGCAAAAGCCGAATCGCTTTTACATGACTTTGTTGTTGAACAAGCACGACAAATCCACGAGGATTCTCTTAACGAAAGCGACACAGTTGTAGAAGAAGAACTTGAGGAAATTGAAGAATCAGAAGAAATCGAATCTTTAAACGATGATATCGAAGAAGATTCTGATGAAATTGAAACAGAAGAAATGTTTGACGATGAAGATATGTCTGACGATGATGCTGAAGAAGACCTAGAAATGGGTGATGAAGAGCCAGCGGAAGAAATTGAAGACAGAGTTGAAGATTTAGAATCAGCGTTATCTGACCTAGAAGCAGAATTTGAAAAAATTATGGCTGGTGAAGACGATGCAGAAGATGATGGCGAAGAAATGGACATGGACATGGGTGATATCGATTTAGATATTGAAGAGCCTGAAATGGAAGAATCAGTAGAAGAAGTTATTGAAACTGAAGAAACTGAAGAAGAAGCCGTTGAAGAAGCCGCATCTGAAGATTTAGACGAAAACGAAGAAGAAGAGAAGTTGGAAGAATATACAATTCCAGCATCTGCTAAAGAAGGCGACAATGGCGAAGGTTCTTCACCATTAGCAACTAAAGGTGGCGCAGACGAAAGTGGTGCAAAACCAGTTGGACAAAATGACGGTAACACATCAGGCGGTTCAGCAAAAGCAGAAGATATGAAAACAGGCAATGTAAACACAGTTGGTAACAAGAAAGCACCAGCACCGAAGAAAGCCTAAGTAATATAACTCTTTTAGGAGAAACCAATGACCGTTCTTATTGAAAAATATACACATAATCAAGCAAACGTTAAATCAAAAATCGTTGAGAATGAGGCGGGTGAAAAGAATATGTTCATGGAAGGCATTTTCGTCCAAGGTGACGTTAAGAATGCTAACCAAAGAATGTATCCGGTAAACGAGATAGCCAAAGCAGTGGAATCAGTTCAAAAAAGAATTAAAGAAGGATTTCCAGTGTTAGGTGAATGCGACCACCCACCAGAATTAACAGTGAATGTTGATAGAGTTTCGCATATAATTGAAAATATGTGGATGGATGGTGCAAACGGCTTTGGTAAACTTAAAATTGTTCCTACACCAATGGGTAACATTATCAGAACATTAATCGAATCAGGTGCCACTTTAGGTGTCTCGTCTCGTGGTTCTGGTGAAGTTGACCACGCTGGTAAAGTGAGCAACTATGAAATTATCACTGTCGATATTGTGGCACAGCCAAGTGCCCCGGACGCATATCCAAAAGCAATATACGAAGGATTAATGAACATGAACGGCGGTTACGATACTTGGAAACTAGCCCAAAGTGTTCAAAACGACAAGTCTGCACAAAAGTACTTGTCAAAAGAAATAGTTAAGTTCATTAGAGAACTTAAACTTTAATAGAAGAAGGAGAACCAACAATGGCAACAAATGAAATCCTTGCTGGCCTTCTTGAGTCTGATATTATAGGTGAAGAAGTTTCAACTCAAATATCAGAGGCTTGGGAAGCACAAATAAATGAAGCAAGAGAGGAGATAACAGCCGAGTTGCGTGAAGAGTTCGCACAGAAGTTTGAACATGACAAATCAGTGATTGTAGAAGCCATGGATAACATGCTTTCATCAGCAATCAAAACTGAAATGGATGAGTTCAAAACTGACCGTGAAGCCCTAATCGCAGAACGTGTTGCATATAAGAAAGCAATTTCTGAACATGCATCGCTCCTTGAAAAATTCATTACTTCTCAATTAGCAAATGAAGTTAAAGAATTACGTGACGACCGTGCTAAAGTTAACGAACATTTAGATAGAACTAAAGACTTCGTTGTTAAACAACTTTCACGTGAACTTGCGGAATTCCATGATGATAAGCGTGATTTAGTAGAAACTAAAGTACGCATGGTAGCAGAAGGTAGAGAAATTCTTACTAAAACTAAGGATTCATTTATCAAGCGTTCAGCAGAACTAGTCGAAAAGACTATTGAAACTGCTTTACGTTCTGAATTGGCTGTTCTTAAAGAGGACATCCAAGCGGCTAAAGAAAACGAGTTTGGCCGTAAAATTTTTGAAACATTCGCAGGCGAATTCATGACCTCACAACTAAGTGAAGGTACTGAAGTTGCTAAGATTACTAAAAAATTAGAAGAATCTGCAACTGAGATTGCTAAATTAGAAGCAACAATTACTGAAAAAGAAGAAGCCATTTCAAGCGCCGAAACTGCAAAGAAAGTGCTAGAAGACAGAATGGACCGAAACAAGGTCATGGAAAGTCTTTTATCGCCTCTAGGCAAAGATAAGCGTACAGTTATGGTTGATTTACTTGAAACAGTAAAAACAACTAATTTAAAATCTGCATTTAAGAAATATTTACCTGCAGTTTTGAATGAGAACGTCTCAACAGAGGCAAAA